GCGACGACATTGGTGCTTGGCTACAGGGACTCTCGGGGAACGAGCGAGCCACCATCGACCGAGTCGAACGAGAACGAGACCGAGAACGTGGACGTGAACAACTGGGACGATATGCCCGATCACATCCGCGAGCACTACGAGAGGGAGTTGATGGAGGACTCGTTGATGAAGACGCCGTCCTCGACTCTCTGATCGTCGCCGCCAGGACGTTCGAGCAGGAGCAGACCCAGGCCGCGGCCTACGAGCGCGAGCAACTCCGCGACGCGCTGGACCGCTCGCTCTCCGCCGCGGTGGCCAAGCGCTGGGTCGACCCGAACGTGGCCGAGTTCCGGGCCTACGTGCCCAACGGCGGCGTCAAGACCAACCGCGAGAACGAGTACGTGCTCACCCTGCACGTGGCCTGGTCGGGCCGCGACGAACTCCACCGCATCATCGAGACGATCCCGATGGATCTGAGAGTGACGATCGAGCGTGTCCAAGACTGAGCCGCCCCCTGTCGTGGCCCTGGTCGCCAAGATCGACGCGCCGACCCTGATCGAGGTGGTGCGCCGGCTGCTCAACGTCGGCGTCCCCCCCACCGCGGTCGCCAACGCCTTCGACATCGACCCCGGGCCGATCAAAGAGGTGGCCCGGATGATCCGCCGGGAGGCGTACGGCACCGACGAGTTGGCCGAGGCCCACGCCTTCTTGACCTGGGCGGCGTATGAGGAGATGTTGAGCCTGCTGCGCAACGGCAGCCCCGAGATGCGGGCCAAGGTCGCCATGCAGCTTCAGTCCAAGGCCATGTCCGTCTCGGCGCGTCAGACGCCCGAGGAGGTGTCGATGGCCCGCGCCGCCCTCGGCGACTTGATCTCCGACATCGAGATCACCGAGGAGGAACTGGAGGCGGCGGCCCAGGAGTACGAGGACGCCCGCGCCGCGTTCGTGGTGAGCGACGAGGTGGAGTAGGCCGTGCGGCCCAAGAAGCAACTGAATCTCTGGCCGTGGATGAAGCGTCTCACGATCAAGAACAAAGAGGCGAAGATGGAGCACCTCGATCTCGACGGCGAGTTCGCCTGGGCCCAGCGCATGTTCATCCGCGAGGTGGAGCGTCAGTACAACGAGGGCAGGCCCATCCGCATCATCATCCTCAAAGCGCGCCAGCTCGGCATCTCGACCGCCACCGAGGGGCTGCTATTCAACTGGTGCTTCCTGTTCCCCGGCACCAACGCCCTGGTGCTGTCCAAGGACAGGGAGAACTCCGAGACCATCTTCGAGATGGCCAAGTTGATGTGGGACCAGTGGCCGCTACGCGCCCTGTTCTCGACCACCCGCGCATCGGCGCGTCGGCTGTCGTGGGCCGAGACCCTCTCCAACTTCCGGGTGTCGACGGCCAAGGGCACCCAGGTGGGCCGTGGCTCGACCATCCGGGCCGTCCACGGCTCGGAGGTCGCCTTCTGGGAGAACGCCGACGAGCTGATGCCGCCTCTCAACGAGGCCGTCCCGATGTCGCCGGGCACGATCATCATCTTGGAGAGCACGGCCAACGGGGTCGGCGGGTTCTTCTACGACACCTGGATGGCGGCCGAGCGCGGCGAGTCCGACTACGTGCCGATGTTCTTCGCCTGGCACAAGCACCCCGAGTACCGGGTCAAGCGCCACAACCTCGCTACCCGGATGCTCACCCCGCGCGAGCGCGACCTGATGGAGCGCTACGACCTCGACCTCGAACAGGTGGCGTGGCGCCGGCGCAAGATCCGCACCAACAACTGGTCCGAGGAGAAGTTCGACGAGGAGTACCCGATCAGCCCCGAGGTCGCCTTCCTCTCGACGGGGCGCAACGTGTTCCCGCTCGATGCCCTGAGTGATTGTTTCTTCCCACCGGGCAAGGTGGGAGACGACGGCCAGATGGTGGGCGCATCGACGGGCAAGCTGGTCAACGTCAACGGCACCCTCAAGTTTGTCGTGGACCGCGCCGGTGAGCTGAAGGTCTTCAAGACCCCGGCGCGCTCCGAACCCATCGAGTACGTCGTGGCCGCCGACCCGTCGCGCAGCCTCGACGGTGACCCCTGTTGCATCCAGGTCCTCCGCCGGGACAACCTCGAACAGGTGGCTGTGTGGCGGGGGTGGGCCACGCACAACGAGTTCGCCGAGCACATCGCCGACCTGGCCGCCTGGTACAACGAGGCGCTGGTCAACTGCGAGATGGAGGGTGGGGGCCTCGGCGTGATCGGGGTTCTCCAGCACCTCCGGGTCCCCAACCTCTGGCGGTGGCGGATGGCCGACCGCCCCCTGCACAAGCGGGGCAACGTCTACGGCTGGTCGACGAACTCCAAGTCCAAGGGCTGGATGATGGGCCAGTTGATCCACCACGTCTCGACCCGGGGCATGGTGATCCACGACCAGACCACCTACCGCGAGATGCGCGAGTACATCAACATCGACGGGATCGAGATGGGGCCCGCTTCGGCCGACGGCCACGACGACACCGTCATGGCACTCGGCATCGCCTTCATCACCACCATCACCGAGAACCCGGTCAACTTCGAGGCCATCTACGGGATGGGCCGCCTCGCCCGGGACCAGACCATGTCGGAAACCCCCTCCGGCGACCAGATGCCCTCTAGTCTTGAGCTGGTGACCGCCTACGGGGAGATCGACTGATGCCCTTCTACGGCTACAAGTGCCCGACGCACGGCGACTTCGAGTTGTTCAACCAGCGGGGTGACTCGTGGGAATGCCCCTACTGCGGCGAGTCCTCGCGGCGGATCTTCTCCTGGCGCAACGCCTCGGTCCTCATGGACCACTACAACCCGGCCTTCGGCCAGGTGATTTCGTCGCGCCGCCAGGCGTCGGAGCTGGCCAAGGCCGCCAGCGACCGCCAGAGCGAGCAGCTGGGCATGACCGTCAACTACGAGCTGACCGACATCCACGATCACGAGGCCGCGGGCATCGACAAGGCCGAACTCTCCCAGGTGGCCGACATCGGATGAGTGAAGCTGAGGACTTTTTCGAAGAGAGGGCGTTGGCGCTTGCCAAAGAAGCGGCGTCAGCCGCAGGGACGTATAGGTACGCCGTCTGTGTCGGCGAGTCAGTCTTTTACTGCGACAAGTACCAAGAGCAGGAATGGGGAGATCGGACCCGACTAATCCTCACCGATGCGTGGGTTCACGACTCGGAAGAGCCAAACCGCTTTCTAAGCCAGGTGATTATCGTGTGCCGATCTTTCAACATCTCTGAGAGGCTGAAGTGACTCTGCTCCAGATAGAGGCCGCGCCCGAGTCGCCCGACCACGAACTGACCTCGCGCCTCTACGAGATGTACCAGCAGGCGCGCCGGGCCAAGATCCAGAAGCACGAGACGTGGCGGCGCAATTACCTCCTGGCAATGAACCGCTGGGGGCGTTCTCCCGACGACCCACGTGACAGCGAGATTTACCCGATTCTGCGCGCCCGGGTGGCGTGGATGACCGACCAGGAGATGAACTTCGGCATCGACCCGGCCTCCGAGCCGTTCTCCACCTTCCACGACTTCGAGGTCAACCTGGCCGAGCAGCTCGAATGCCTGTTGCGGACCAACTTCAAGGTGTACCACTGGCTCTCCGAGGTCGCCAAGGTCCTCTGGGACGCGCCGATGTACGGGGCGGGCATCTTCAAGGTGGGCTGGGACTCGGGCCTCGACGACGGCCTGGGCAACGTCTGTATGCACCGCGTCGACCCGTGGGCCTTCTACCCCGACCCCAACGCCACGAGCTTCAAGGACGCCCAGTTCCTCTTCGAGGTCCACCGGTGGAGCCTCGACGAGATCGAGCGGCGGTTCCCGAATGTCGACCGGCGTCGGATCGAAGAGGCCGTGATGGCAGGCGACCGTACCCAACTGGACCAGTCGCCCCAGAAGCAGGACTTCCCGCGCTACTCACGCGACGGCATCCCCCTCAACCTCGGCCAGGGTCCCGTCGCCGTGGGCCTGCCGGGCCAGGGCACCTCGGTCAAGGGGGTCATGAGCAGCGGCATCAACGTCTACGAGTGCTGGCTGCACGAGAACGTGGTCACCGAGCGCGAGCCGTCAGACCCCAAAGGCCCGACCCCCGAGCCGGTGGTGACCGACCGTTGGCGGGTGATCGTGTTCACGGGCGAGTGCATCCTGCTCGACGAGACCGCCGAGGACCTCTGGGACCTCGACCGCCACCCCTACGAGCGCTACGTCGACGACGAGGTGGGCGAGTTCTGGGGACCGGCCCTGGTGAGCCACCTGGCCCCGTTGCAGCTCTTCATCAACCAGCTCCTTTCGGCCGGCGCGTCCAACGTCCTGCTCACGTCGAACCCGATCTTCGTGGACTACGAGAACTCGGGCCTGGCTCGCACCGCCATCATCAACCGCCCAGGCCAACGCCTGACGCTGAAGAAGGACCTGAGCCAGCAGGGCCTCAAACCCGACTGGCTCGCCCCTCCGGCCATGACGACCGACATCCCGAACCTGATCGAGTTCTCGATCGGGCGCATGGAGAACATCGCGGGCCTCTCTGGGGTCTCCAAGGGACAACAGCCCAGCGGGCGCCAGGCCCAGCAGACCACCCAGGCCGTGCAGGAGTCGGGGTTCGTCTCGATCCGCTCGTCGCTGCGCAACATGGAGCAGAGCCTCAGCCGTGTCGGCGAGTTGCTCTGCCACCTCATCATCATCAACTACGACGTACCCCGGGTGACCGCGATCGTCGGAGGGGAAGGCGAGGAGACGGCGCTCCGCCTGGCTTCCTACCACTTCTACACCCCGACCGAGGAGGGCAAGGAGCCGCTCAAGTTCGTCCTCAACGTCAACGCCGGGGCCTCGTCGCCGACCAGCCGGCAGGCCCGCATCGCCGAGCTCGACGCGCTGGCCGCGATGGGGATGGTCGACCAGACCGCGGTGCTCCAGGCCCACCGCCTGCCCCACTGGCAGCAGATCGTGGCGAGGATGCAGGCGGCGCAGCAGGCCGAGCAGCAGTTCGAGCTCCAACACCCCGAGTTGTCCCGTGGTGGCAAGGGCCAACCACGTGGTCCTGGTACGGGCCACCCGCACTGAGTAGCCTGAGACCATGACCGAAAAAGGGTTCAACCCGGTGTCGAGGCCCAACCCATCGGTGGCCTCGCGCAAGACCGGCGTCATGGCGCAGTTCGACGGCGGCATCCGCCCCGACGTTGACATGGACGAGGCGGGCGAGAACACCCGCTACGCCGATGCCCCCAAGTACGGCGAGGACGCCTGTCGGTGAGGCTGAAGGGCAAGCCGCAGCGCACGATGCGCAAGCCCGGATCGAAGCACCAACTCCGCCGGTTCGGCGTCCGCCGTTCGGGCAAGCGGCGGATGTAGCGTTAGCCCATGCCGCTCAAGTCCGGTGCGGACCGCAAGACGGTCTCGGGGAACATCAAGGAGATGATGGACTCGGGCCACCCGCAGGACCAGGCGGTCGCAGCTTCTCTTTCCAATGCTCGCCGATCGAAGAAGGGGGTGAGGCAAATGGCACGTCGCGGCAAGCGGCACTCCAAGCGGGGCCACAAGCGCTAGGAAGCGGGCCGTCTAGGCCCGCCTAACAAGCCAATCAAGCTTTGCAACGGGAGGGGGGAGGCGGATGATCTCCCCCCTCCCACACACAACAACGGAAGGAATGAAATGGCCGACAACTCCGGCAGCGTCAACCGCATCAAGAACGGCGCCGTCCTGCCCTCGGGTGGCGGCAACGTCAAGATCGAGATCCAGGGCTTCACGAAGGGCAGTTACGGTTCGGAAACGAACGAAGACAGGCTTATGCCGTCGCCGCCCCAGAACGAAGAACTCCTGTAGGTGGCCGCAAAGGGGGGTGCCGCGGGATCACAAAGTCTGAACGACGCCCTCATGGACGCCGCCCAGGCGATCACGCGCGCGATGGGCACTCCCGAAGCCACGAACCCGGCACTCCAGCAGGGCCTCACCAAGCTCTTGGGCGTCACCGTCCAGATGGCCCGCCACGGTGGAATGCCGCAGCAACAGCCTCCAGGGGGCGGGGCAGCCCCAGGAGCCGCGCCAGGCGGGGCCCCGCCAGGCGGCGGCATGGGACCCCCCGGTGGAGGGGCGGCCAACCCGATGATGGGGTCCATGCCCGGACCCCCGCCAGCGCCCGGCGGACCCGGAGCGACAGGGATGCCCCAGATTTCACCTGACGAACTGCGCCGACTCATAGGAGCCAACACGTGACCGACACCTCTGCCCCTGAGGTCTCCGTACCCGACGAGATGTCCGAGGTGGACATGATGCTCTCCGCGCTGGGGGACATCGCCCACCCAAATGGGGGGACATCGGTCGAGTCCGAAGAACCCTCCGCGCCAACGGAGGAACCCGGCGACGCAAACCCGCCGGAGGAACCGGAGCCGAGTGAGGAGACGCCACCACCGCCGACGGCGTCCCTCACCCCTCCGGGATACATCGACTTCGAGGGCCAGCAGTTGCCCGTCGCGGATGTCCGCGCCTTCCTCGAACTCAACGAGCGCCTGCGCTCTGACCCCGCCGTCGCCGAGCGGGTCACCAAGGCCCTCCAACCCCCCGCTGAGACCCCGGCCCTGCCCGAGTGGCTCGACCCCGAGGACACCACCGCGGTCAACATGTACCGCGAACTCGAAGCGATCAAGGGGCGGTCCAACGCCCTGGCGGCTCAGGCCGCCCAGGTCCAAGAGCGCGCGCAGCGGGCCAAGGTGGTCGACGGGTTCCGCGCCGGTGTCGCCTCGTTCAAGGCCCGCTACCCCCATCTCAGCGAGGACCAGATCGCCCAGATCGCCCAGGCGACCGGTCGCGCCAACATCGTCGACGGCCTCGAGCGGACCGAGGGCTCCATCTCGGCCGCGTTCGACAAGGGTCTCGAGATGATGCTCTGGTCTGACCCCAAGCTCCGGTCCCTCGCTCAACCCGAGGCGGGGGCTACAGTTCCCGACAAGTCGAACAAGCGCAAAGCCCAGCAGGCGGCCCTGTCAGGCAGCGGAGGTTCGACGCCGCAGACCAAGAGACCAGACACAAAGCCGAAGACCAGAGAAGAGCTGATGAGCCGGATGCTCGACGACATAAGGTCCGACCCGGACCTCCACTGAGGAAGGTAAGACGACATGGCCACTCCGATCTGGGGCACAAACACCCTCACATCGCTCTCCAATCGGTACCTCATGCCGTACATCACCGACGTGGTGTTCACCTCCTCGCCGCTGACCTTCCGCTTCAAGGCCCGCAACAAGCTGGTCATCAAGGGCGGTCTGTGGATCGAGGTTCCGTGGATGTACGCCAAGCCCAACTCGGGCGGGTGGTACAGCGGCCCTGAGATCCTCCAGACGATCCCCTTCGACGTGGTCCAGGACGGCTCGCTCCCGTGGGCACAGCTCTACAACAACGTCACCGTCGACGGCCTCACGCTCAACCAGGCCGAGTCCGACGAGAAGGCGATGGACTACCTGACGGCCCAGTTCGAGATGGCCAAGCTCGACTGGCTCGACAACCTCGCCTACGGCTTCTGGTCCGACGGCACCAACACCAAGGAGATGGTGGGCCTGCTCGCCGCCGTTGACAACGGTTCGGTCGCCCCGACCTACGCCGGCCTGACTCGTTCGTCGAACACCTGGCTCGAAAGCCAAGAGGACAGCTCGACGACGACCATGACGCTCAACTCGCTCAACAACCTGTTCGGCTCCTGCACGACAGGTGGCCGGGCGCCGACGCTGATCATCGGGACGCGGGCCAACTACATCCGCTACCAGAACCTCAACGTCACCATCCAGCAGTTCCCGACGGCCCCGGGTATGCGTGACCAGCAGTTCGCCGCCGCGGGCTTCGACCACCTGGTCTTCAACAACGTGCCCTGGCTCGTCGACGACCACATCCCGACGACGGGCACCGAGGGCAACCTGTTCATGCTGAACGAGGAGTACTTCACCTTCATCGTCGGCAAGGGCGGCAACTTCGTGGTCGAGGACTTCGTCAAGCCCCCGAACCAGGACGCCATGACCGCCGTCATGAAGCTGTACTGCCAGTTGGTCTGCACCAACCCGCAGCGTCAGGGCAAGTTCACCGCGTTGGCAGCCTAGATGCATAATGCGACTAGGGGGTGTAAGATGACGACATGGGTGGATATAGAGGAACGCCAGAAGAACGATTCTGGCGCAAGGTCGTCGTCACTGATGGGTGCTGGGGATGGACGGGTAAGCCCGCTACTAACGGGTACTCCATGCTCTCGCTCACTGGTCAGCGCATCATCCAAGGACATCGGTTTTCGTGGGCGCTCCACAATGGAGCCATACCCCTCGGTATGCAGGTTCGGCACCGCTGCCATGACGAGGATGAGTCCTGCGTCGGCCTTGGTAACAAGTGCCCCCACCGCTTATGCACGAATCCTGCCCACCTCTATCTTCAGACTCCCAGGGAGAAACTCTCGGGCTGGTCACGGGAAGGGGCCTGATTGGGTGGACCCGAGGACTCGTGCTACGAGCTGTCGCCGTGGGCATGAGTACACCGCAGAGACGACCATTTGGTTCAACGGTCGCCGCTCCTGTCGTACCTGCGTCAACATCAAGCAGCTGGAGCGTTACCACAAACGCATGGGGCACAAGCCCTAAACTCGCGGCCTAGAAAGGGACACCGATGCCGAACCCGGTACAGACAAACCCAGCCTTTGCGAACAACCCGCCGGGTGTTCTCATGGCGCCCCAGAGCGACGACTACTGGGCGCTCGACCCGAACATCTCCATCGCGACCCTGTCGCCGACCGTCGCCCACCTGGCCACGAACCTGGCCGCACCCCAGCCGGGTGTCGGCCTGGTGGTCGAGATCCAGTCGTGGAACGGCCTCACCTCGGGGGCCTCGGGGTCGCCGACCCACCCGACTGTCGCCCTGTCGGCCACCACGGCAGACGGGTCGATCGTCGGCGTCATCTCGGGCGCGCAGGTCGCGGGGAGCGGCGTCAGCGTTCCCGGTCAGGTCGTCCAGGTCCGCCGGTTCGGTATCACCCCCGTCATCGTCGACAACACCGTCACCGCGGGCCACGCGCTCGTCCAGTCGACGGGCACCGCGGGAGCGGCACACGACTCGGGCGGCGTGGGCGGGACGCAGGGCGAGACCATCGGCATCGCGCTCGAAGCGGTCACGGTGTCCTCGGGCCTCGGCCTGACGCTCATGCTCGTCAAGCTCACCTAGTCCCAAGGAGCACTGCCCCGTGCCGATCCAAGCCCCCGGGCGAGTCCAGGTCAACGTCGCGCCCAACGTCTTCGCGGACCCCAACATCGCCTTCAACGACATGTCCGAGCAACTTTTCGTCAAGAACCTCTCGGGCCATGAGGTGGTTTGGCGCTACGCCAAGCGAGAGTGGACCCTGCCCGCCAAGGGCAAGCAGGTGGCGGTGCCCCTCATGGTCTGCTGCAAGTACCTCGGCGACCCGCGCTCCGCGTTCGGGGTGACCAACCAGTTCACCATCCCGGGCGAGCAGCGCCCCGGCACCATCCCCGAGCGTTACTCCGAACTGCGTCGGCTCTCGATCCTCTACGGCATCTACGAGGGCCACATCGAGCGCATGTCGGCCATGCGCTATCGGGACATCCCAGGGGATCGCAACGATCCCGACCGCGTCCTGTTCCCCGACAAGGACCCCGACCAGACCATCGTGCCCAAGGTGGAGGTGACCACGCTCGACGGCAAGGAGGTCCGCTTCCCGATCTACGACCCCGAGAGCCACCCCTACAAGTACGAGACCGAGGTCACCGGGATGATCGACCTGCGTACCGAGCTCGAGAAGCTCCAGCGTCAGGTGACCCTCGCCAACGACCGTATCGAGGCCATCAACCAGACGCAGGCCGAGGAGGGTGAGATCCCGCCGGCCCAAGAGGACCGCGCCCGACCACCCGTCGGATGAACCCGGCCGACTATGGGCGCGCCACTAGTTCGGAGCTTGTGGACGAGTACATCGCTCAAGCCGATGTCCTGGGCGCCCATCATGTCGTTCTCTCAAACGCCCTGGCCGACCGTGAGCGTGACTTCTGGCTCCACTACGACAACGCTGCGGGTGACTCGGTCTCAGCCCGGGCCAAGGCCGCGCAGAGCGCCACCGCGGCGCGGACGGTAGAGGTCATCGAGGTCCGCGGCGAGATCAACGAGATCACGACGCGCCTCAACACGATCCGCCTGATCCTCGGGCAGCGAGAGATGGTCTCGACGGGGGCGACCTTCCCCCCTGATAAGGGCCTCGAACCGTAGAATCAGCCAATGGCCAACGGCATCATTCCTGCTACGGCGGGGGACCGGTGCGACAACTGGCTCTTCATCGACGACTTCTCACCGGGCATCTACGACAACACCTTCATCGCGGGCGAGGACCCCCAACTCCCCGCCCCCATCGGAGCCGCCGAGGTCGAGACGACGTGGTGCTGCGCCTCGCTGGCCCAGGGCGGACTCGGCCCGCTGCCCTCGCTCAGCCAGACCTTCACCTACACCGAGGGGTTCCCAGGCGCGCTGACCGAGTGGTTCATCACCGGCTTCATCATGAACCCCGGCCTCAACGTGGACGGCCCCGAGGCCATCATCATCCTCGAAGGCGACGACGGCACCACCCACTACGTGCTGGCCTACTCCACGATTCCCCTGACCGGAACCTCGAACGTCATCTTGACCTCGGACTCGGGCACGACGGGCGGTGGAATCTTCGGGGCGCCCTACCCGGCCTGGACCCGCATGACCGTCGACCCAGCGACGACCAACCCGCCCCCGGTGCTGGTGTTCCCGGGCGCGGTGTCGACGGACTCGGCGGGGGTGTCGGGCCATCTCTACGTCTACCCGCCGATCCTCGCTCCGACCACCTTCAACGTCCAGGACCTCATCGTCGCCCACTCGTCCACCACCGGCCAGGTGGTCGCCTACGGCGAACGGGTCCAGGTGCTCAGCGGCATCGACTACCCCTGGCCGTCGGGCGGGGGGATCAACACCAACGAGAACATCAACTACACCGACCCGCCCCTGTCGTCGGCCTACGGGGACCAGATGACCCTGCTCGGGGCCGAGACGCCCTGGGGCTACGGGGCCTGGGGGTCCATCTCGGTGGGCGAGCTGCTGCTGGTCAAGAAGTACGGCGGCGCGGTCATCATGTACGGGGACATCGCCAGTCCCTCTTCGGTGATCTCGGTGCCCGGCGTCCAGCCGACGGGCGATTTCGTGGGCCGGGCCAACGCCACCTCGTCGGGCCTCATCTACTGCGCCCAGAACGAGGGGGCGTGGATCTGGAACGGCAACAACACCAGCCAGAAGATCAGCCAGCAGCTGCGCGACAACTTCTACGACGTGTCCACCAACGTCATCGGATCCAACAACTACGGGTTCTACGTCCAGTCCTGGCAGGACTGGGTCCTCTTCAGCGGCAACAAGATGTACGTGCCGCACACGAACTCGTGGTGGGGCCTCTACCCGCGCACGAACCAGGGCAGCGGGTCGGTGCCCGGGCGTGACCTCTTCTGGTTCTCACCGGGCTCCGACGCCAACACCATGTACGCCGCACCCCTCGACTTCGGGCCGAACGGGGTCTGGTACGTGAAGTTCGACTCGACGGTCCCGGCCCCGCACTGGCAGTGGACCAGCCTGCCCAACAAGGTGGTCCAGAGCCGCAGCCACGTGGTCGACGTGGTCCAGGTCATGGTGACCCTGTCGTCGCCCGACGGGACTTCTCCCACCGCCACGGTGCAGGTCGGTGGGTGGACCAGCCCGACACTGGGCAGCATCGGGACCTCGCCCACCACCTTCCGCCTCGACGCCGGCACGGGATCGCTCGGCCTCCAGAACATCTCCATCACGGTCAATGGCGACAACGCCGGCGGCTCCGCCCCGATCCTCCACCAGATAGCCGTGGGCTACAAGGCCCGCGCCCCACAACCGGCAGGTAACTGATGGCCACCTTCACCAAGAAGCTCAAGAACCTGTTCATCCCCCAGAAGGTCATGAACAGCACGGACGCCCGCGCCATCGAGAACTGGGTATCGGGCGACCTGGCCTCGTTCCTCAACGCGCTCGTCGCCTTCATCAACGCGGGCGGCGGCACGGTCTTCTACGCCTCGCTGACGGGTCCGGGCAAGACGAGCCCGAGCGGCAAGCTGACCCAGGGCGGGGACTTCCAGATCGACGGCAACACGCTCGTCCAGACCAACTTCACCGGACCGGGCACCGGTGGGTCGAACGCGGCGTTCGACTGGGAGGTCGACGAGGGCAACATCACTTTCTCGACGGCTACGGGCGGGGCCATGTTCGGGACCATCTCGTTCACGGGTTCGGGGTTCAGCATCAACTCGGTCAACGCCGGGACAGGGTTCGATGTGAGCGCCAACGGGCACGACCTGTTCACCGCGAGAACCAACCCCGCTGGCACTGCGGGCGAACTCGGGTTCTTCGGTATAGGCCCGGTGACACGCCAATCGAGCGCCGGTGTGACTACGGTCGCGCAGCTGGTCACCATTCTCCAGAACTATGGCCTGCTCTCCTAGAATCCGGTCGTGACAGAGACCCTGGCCACGGCGCGGACCAACGTCCGCGACCTTCTCGACGAGGCCACGGCCCAGTTCTGGACCGACGCCCAGTTGAATCTGTGGCTGAACCAGGGCGTCGAGGACATCAACCGCCGCGCTCTGTGCCTGCGCCAGATCACCCAGGTGAGCGTCACCGCGGAGACCCAGAACTACGCGGGGCCGACCGACATGCTCCAGCTCTACCGGGTCGAGTTCGTACCCTCCACGGGCACCTTCACCTACCCGCTCAGCTTCATGGGCTGGCAGGAGGCCGACCAGGCGTGGGGCACCTACCAGTCCTTCCCCGCCGCGTGGCCCGAGATCTTCACCCTGTGGAACAACCCGGGCCGGACCACCGCGACGCCCGCGACGCTGACCATCCGCCTGTTCCCGGTCCCGGCGCAGAACGGGGTGCTCAACATCCTCTACTACCGCCAAGCCGTCCAAGCCGTGGCTGATGGCGACCAACTCGACACCATCCCGGGCTGGGAGGATCTGGCTGAGGAATACTGCATCTACAAGGCCAAGCGCAAGGCCAAGGAACCAGACTGGCAGGATGCCTTCAACTTCTACGAGCAGCGCCTCAACGACATGATCATGGTCACCGGCACCTTCCAGGACCAGGCGGGCACGTTCTCGACCGGTCAGAGCTCTTGGCCGCCGTGGGCGAACAACATGCTCAACAGCGGGGAGTGGTAATGCCGTACACCAACCCACAGACCCCGACCGCCGCGCCGCAGTCCCCTTATGCCACGGGCGGCGGGTTCTCGGGCGCTCTCAGCGGCCTGCTCAACTCGACCAACCCTTCCAGCCAGGCTGCCGGTGTCGTCGGTGCGAACCAGGCCCCGGGGATCGCACAGAGCGGGCTGTCCATCGACCAGTTGCTCTCCGAGATCGGCCTCTCGGTGCCCAACGTGGCGGAGTCGGCCGCGTCGCAGAACCTCGGTGCCATGCTCGGCCTCGAACAGGCGGGGATCGGCGAGAACCAGCTCGGCATCCAACAGCAGCAGCTCGGCAACCAGGCCGCGGGCCTTCAGACCCAGCAGGGCTTCACGACCGCCGAGTACAACCTCAACCAGCAGCAGTACCCCGAGCAGCTTGCCGAAGCCGCCCTTCAGAACAAGCAGGCCACGCTCCAGCTCAACGCCCAGCAGGCCACGACGGGGACCTCGCTCACCGAGGGCGGCAAGCTGGCCCAGAGTGCCCAGAAGCAGCAGTACGGGTGGCAGGTCCAGGACATCAACCGCGCCCAGCAGCTCGCCGGTCTTCAGCAGCAGGCGGGCCTCGCGGGCACCCAGACCAGCCTGAGCGACATCGCCCTGTCCCAGCAGAACCTCGAACAGACCGCAGCCGCCAACGGGGTGTCGGTCCAACAGCTCCTCGCCCAGTGGCAGCAGGGCCTCCAACAACTCGGCATCCAGGGCGACCCGACGCAGCTCTACACCCAGTACCTCGCCCAGCAGGGGAACCAGGTGCAAGGATTGGGGTCGGCCGCCGGTGCCATCGGGCTCCTCTCGCCAGGCTCGTTGGCGTCGGCTGGCCAAGCGGGCGGGTTGAACCTCAATCAGCTCTTCGCAGGAGGTGCGCCCTGATGGCTCAGATCACCCAGCAACAGGTCGACGACGCACGCGCCAAGCTCGGCATCACCAGGGACGTGCCTGATTCTGACATCAAGTTGCTGCTCTCCACCAAGACGGGTCAGGCCGAGATCGCCAAGGTGGAGGCCATCCCAAGCGGTGAGGGTGGCCCCGGTGTGCTCGCGCAGGGTCACGACGTGCTCGGTGGTATTTCCGACTGGCTCCAGGGCCACGTCTACGACCCCATCGGCCACGCCATCACCCACCCCAGCCTGACAACGGGCTTCGACCCGATGCCCTCAGCGTCGCCCGCGCCGAAGAAGGAGGCCAAGGCCAAGCCGCTGCCGAGTCCTCAGAGTGCCGCGTCCTCGGCCCAGGAGTCGCCCTTCCAGCAGCTCGCCCAGGCCCTCGCATCCGAGTACCTCGGCCAGGTCCAACAGCTCATGCCGCTGACCTCGGGTCAGGCCATCCCCGGTCTGACCAACTCGATCACCAGTCAGGCCGCCGCCGCGGTACCCGGCGCCGGTGGGTGGCTCCAACAGCAGGCCGCCGCCGAGCAGCAGGCCGCCGCGCCGATGTTCGCGGCCATGAACCAGGTCGGTGAGGCTCAGGCCCAGGGTGCGATCCCCTACGCGGGCGCCATCGCCAACACGGGCACGGCCAACACCCAGTACCTCGAGGCCGCCCCGTGGCAGCAGATCCTCTCCGAGCTCGCTTCTGAGACCGCGTACAAGGCCGCGTCCACACAGGGCGCCTCGGCCTTCGGCGCCACGCCACAGAACACCCCCGCCTTCCTCCAGCAGATCTTCAAGAACCTGGGCCTGGCGGGTACGGCGCAGGGTCCCGCGGGTGGGCTGACCGCGCCGGGTACCGCGGCCAAGGGCGGCTCGGGGTCCACGTCATCGGGCCTCAGCTCGACACCGTCACAGACGGGCTAGCGCATGGTCGCCAGGACCGAGCTCCAGTCCTTCACGCAGTCGTGGAACCAGACCGCCGCGTGGGCGCAGACTCAGGGCATCAACCGCAACAGTTACTACCCGATCTACCAGATGGACTCGGCGCGCCTGCTCGGTGGACAGGCTCCGATGTCTCAAGCGGAGCGCACCCGGGCCATCCTCGCCGCGCACAACCCGAACAACGTCACCGCCGTACCGGGCGACAAGCCCGACCCGACCAACATCATGGGCAACGCGGTTAACGACCTGCGGTCCATCTTCACCGGCCTCGCCCCCAACCACCTGATCCCCAACATCTTCGACACGGTCAAGAACACGATCCTGCATCCTGCAACGGTCATCAAGCCCATCGGCAACATCATCGGGGGCCTCGCGAGCGGCAACCCGAACGAGATCAAGACGGGCTTCGAGCAGGCGGCTGGACTGGAAGGCCCCGGCTCGATTCTCTCGTGGCTCCCCGGGGTCTACGTGGCCGGCGGGCTGGCCCAGGGCGGCATCTCCGAGGTGCTGTCCCATCCCGTCGTCGGGTTCCTCGACGTAGCCCCGTTCGCACCCGTCGGCCGCATCATCGACGCCGCCGCCAACGCCTCGCGCACGGCCGAGATCGCCGCCAAGGTGGGCATGACCTCCGATCAGTTGCGTGACGCCTCGCTGCCGGGCATGGCCAAGTCCTGGATGCTGAGCCGCAAGATCGGTGACGTGCCCTTCCTCAAGGACCGCGCCGCGTCGTTGGTCGATCCCAAGGGCAACCCGATCACCATCGGCTCGGCCCTCGACCGCTGGATCACCGCACACACCGGTATGGGCAAGACCCTCTCCGCGTTGATGAAGGGGATGATCAACCTCAACGACACCGGGACCAACTACGAGATGGCGATGGTGCGCCCGGCCGAGCTCGCCATGCGCTCGCTCACCGACGAACAGCGGAGCGAGGTCGATGCTCTGCTCGCCAAGAAGGACCCCCGCGCCCAGGGCAAGACCCCCATCGAGATCGAGAACGATCACCGCATCGACCCCTCTGTCCGAACCGCCTACGCCGCCCAGGAGCGCGCCCGCCAGTGGGTCTCGGACCAGGCCCTCGCCTCAGGGGCCGACGTAGCCCGGGCCCGCCCCGACGGCTCGGTCGGGATCTATCACACCTACGGAGAGCCGTCCCCGGTCGTGAAGGCCGCTCAGACCCTCCAGGACGCCCAGGCCGCCCTCGTCAAGACGATGGAGCCGGGTCACCGCCTGACCACCGAGATCGCCTCCTGGGACGCCCAGGCCGTCTCTCTGTCCCAGGATTTCGGAGAGACCATCCCCGCCGCCGAGCAGGCTGCCGACCGTCTCGACGGCCAGGAGCGGGTCGTGGTGGACGAAGAGCCGCGCAAGTTCGGTCGCCCGGCCAAGGTCAAGGCGGTCCACCTCGACATCAGGGACCAGGTCAGGGACCTCTTCGGCAACCCAGAGGGTGCCCGTGACGTGACACCGGACGAGGCCGGGCTGATGGGGCGCATCCAAATCGCCCTCGACCAGAAGAACTACGCCGGGCTGCGCGAGTACACGGCCATCGCCAAGCGTCGCCTCGACTTCACCAACTACAAGCTGCGCGAGGGACGCGCCGACGACCCCGCCCTGATCAAGCTGAGCGGCCAGATCGACGCCCTGCACTCCTACGCGGCCAAGCGGATGGAGTACGAGCGGCGCTTCCTCGACACCTTCAAGAAGGGCGTCAAGGGCAAGATCAACCGCAAGACCGGTCGGAGCGAGGGCGGGATGACCATCACCACCGACCTCCGCAGCGCCTTCAGGGCGTACCTCAAGGCCCGGCGTGAGTACGGCAAGGCCGTCTGGGACCACCCGACCGCGGACTGGATCGACGTTGTCAAGGACAAGTTCATCGAGAAGCTGATCGAGCAGGAGGGCCGCTACGACCGCTTCGGAACCATGACCCGGTTGCTGAGGGAAGAGGGGGCTGCCAAGAAAACCATCGACACTCTGCGCGCCGACCCGGTGAAGATGGCCCAACTGATCGAGCTCGAGACCCGCGACGTTCAGAGTTCTCCGTGGGGCGACGAGATCATGACCGAGGGCGAACGCCGGGAGATCCAAAAAAGCGCCATCGACGCGGCGAACGAGCTGCGCGCCCAAGGCCATGAGGTCGTTTACATCCCCTCGGTCTCCACCCTGGACCTACGCGACAAGGAGCCGGGCCGCTACGGCATCCACCTGGCCACGTCGGGTCTGGTGAAGCGGTCCTCACGTGGCTTCGAGCGCACTCTGGCCCATGTGGCCCAGCGCCACGACATCTCGGCGGGCATCCACCAGGCGGCCAAGGAGACGTTGCAGATCCGCGCCACCATCGACTTCGTGGATCGCCAGTTGACGCCGCATTTCGTCTACGCGGACGAGGCCATGCGCACGATCCGGCGTGAGTTCGGCGAGGAGTGGCAGCGCTGGAGCACAGCCGACCAGAACATCCAGGACAAGATGGTCGAGCAGATCATGCGCCGTAACTTCAACCTGGTGAAGTTCGACCCACAGGCTACGTTCGGGTTCTCCCTTCCTCGCTGGAAGCCCGGCGCCATCTACCTCCCCAAGGAGATCGCCGACGCCCTGCCCAAGATGCTGGACAAGGGCCAGTTCCCGATGGAGGGGGCCTGGAACAAGGTGACCAACCTATTCCGGTTCTCCATCCTCGGCCTCTCGCCGCGCTACACCGCCCACGTGGCCTTCGGCGGGACCTTCCTCCTAGCGCTGCGGTCCTCGCCGCGAATCCTCGAGGCCATCCCCGACGCCGTCAAGATCATGAAGGGCGAGGGCGATGTTCCACGTGAAGCAATAGCCCGCGGTGCCACCCAGCGTGGGGTTGACCCCGTCGTCTACCAGAGCTTCCACGACTCGACCCGCAACGTGGCGAACCGGGTGTACCTCAATCGGATGGGGTCGGAATCGGCCCGCTGGCTCGCCCAGGAGCACATCGAGGTGAAGCAGGGGATCAAGCTCGCCGCGGCCCAGCCGATCCACTGGCTCAAGGCGGTGGGCGACCTCAACTACAGCTTCACCAACACCGTGGCCGACTTCCAGCGGGCCTGGGCCTACAGCGACTTCCTGATGGGGGCCAAGCGCAAGGACCTCATCGACCCGGCGACCGGCGAGAAACTGGACTGGACCGACGCCCGGGTGCGGGCGATGGCCGAGCACCACGTCCGCAAGGTGTTCGGGGACCTCTCGGCCATGACGCCCCTGGAGCGCTCCACCTTCACCAAGCTCCTGCCCTTCTACGGCTGGACCAAGCACATCCTCGAATTCACCGGCTCCTACCCCGTCGACCATCCGTTCCGGGCCTCCACGCTCACCGTGATCGCCACCCAGGACTCCAACGACATGGCGCTGGGCCTGCCCAAGCGGCTCCAGTTCCTCATGTTCCTGGGCAGTCCAGACGTGGCCGGCAACGTGAACGCTCTCGACGTGCGGTTCATGGACCCGCTGCGCGACACGGCCAACTACGCCACCATCGGCGGCTGGATCTCGGCCCTCAACCCGATCATCTCGGCCCCCATCGCCATGATCGACCCCTCGGTCATCTTCGGCGGGGTCCCGCTGTACCCCAACGTGACCTACGACCAGTTCTACGGGATCGAGACGGCGCCCGCCCAGGGCAACGCGCTGACCGCGGTCGAGCAGGTTGTCCCACAGATCTCCGCCCTCGACGCCGCCCTCGGGATCTCGGCGCAGTACCGCCACCTCGCGGCCACGAACCCCAACAGCTTCGCCAAGGCCATCTTCGAGAGCCTCAACGTGCCCTTCGCTCAGGTGCAGCACCTCAACCTCAAGCAGATCGCGGCCAAGAACGAACTCGACCGCTACCAGGTCGCCAAGCAGGCGGCCACCAACGCCTTCGACTCAGGCGACTTCAGCGCCATCTCGGGCCTCAGCTCGGTCCCCGACCCCCTCAACAGCCAGTGGAACGTCACCCCGGGCTACCTCCAGAGCCTCTACAATCAACTGCTCACCGAGTACCCGGGCACACCGCCCTCACAGACGGCCCTTCCACCGCCCTCGGCACCCTTGTAAAGCGGGTCACGCTGTAATACGCTGGGGTTCGTGAGGTACTGCCGCCGCTGCGGGCACATGTTCTACGGTCCTCCCGGCGTGTACCTGTGCAATCGGTGTCGCCCTTCTGAGCAGCCGTTTCCTCCTGAGCCGGTGGACCTGTGAGACGCCGCCATACCAGATCGACCGACCCCGACCTCTACGGCCCCGCCGTCCAGCGCGCCGTGCGCATCCCCGAGATCCAGGTCGACGCGGTCCAGACCGTCATCGCCCGCGGTGTGCCCGACATCCACACGGTCACCGATGCCATCATCGACGCCCTGTGGCTCTGGCTCTACGAGAACGAGCGGGTGGCCCCGTCCAACGGACACGCCCCTCCTACCGCTCCAGAGGCCGTCTCCGAGCCTGAGGAGGCCCCTGAGCCCACCGCGGCAGATCGGCCCTACAGCGGCACCCAGGAGCGCCCCAAATGGGCCGACGTGGACCCGTCCGTCCTCGATGGCAGTACCTGACGAACCACGGCTCCGCCGAGTCCCCAACCGCGGCGAGACGCTGGAGTCCTGGGGCATCACGATCGAGTGGGACGTGCCCAAGCCCACCAAGGTCGTCGCGTGGAAGCCGAACATGCAGAGCTGGTATCGCCGGCTCGCCCCGCTCAAGTCCACCCCAGGGCGGCGCGCCAGGGTGCTGCGCGACCTCAAGAACAAGGACATCGCCCGGGCCCGGGTGGGCAACATGCGCAACTCGCTGCGCGAGCGTGACCCGAGGTCGAAGTGGAAGATCGAGTCGGCCAAGGCCGACGACGGCACCTACGGGGTCTGGGTCACCTACAACGGGGTCATGTCCGACAAGGAGTACGAGGAGCGCGAGGCCCTCTTCGCCTACAGGTCGCGCCAGGCCAAGCTGCGCCTGATGAACTCGCAGAAGAAGAAGGTGCTCCAGCGTTCGCTCCGCAACCCGTCGCTGCGCCCCCCGGTAGTCCGCCCCGACGACTGACCTGCTGAGTAGCCTGGGGTCATCATGAGGCGCATGGCTGATTCCGTCACGCCGGCCAATCTGCCTGCGGGGTTCGACCTCTACGGCGCCTACGTCGACGGCGTCTACAAGAACTACGCCCAGGTCGACGCCATGTACCCGGGCCGGGTCGTGGGCATCGCGGTGTTCCCAACGACCGACGACGGGATCGTGGGCGATTGCGAGACCGGCGATATGACGCCGCAAACTGCGGTGATATGGGTCCGTGCCCGGCGTGTCATGGGGGTGGACCCGACGATCTATTGCTCGGCCGCCATCTGGCAACAGGTCCGCGACGCCTTCGACGCGGCCGACATCGATCAGCCCCACTACTGGATCGCCGCCTACCCGGGCATCGGCCCCGAGCTCTACCCCGGCTCAGTCGCCCATCAGTGGATCGACCACGGTCCCTACGACGAGTCCGTGGTGGCCGACTACTGGCCCGGCGTCGACCCCCCACCGCAACCACCCGACAACCTCAAAGAAGGAGAGACCATGACCAGCATCATCATCGGAGGCCAGCTCCACGTCTTCGGTGTCATCGGCACGACCGCATGGCACTGGTGGCAGGAGACCGGCCCGCCGGCATCGGCCTGGCACTCAGAGCAGCTCCCGTCGTGAGCGCGCTCCTCAACTCACCGGGCATCCAGCACCTCATCGCGGGCCTCGCCATCATCGGCGCCGTCGCGGGCCTGGCCGCCACGGGCACCATCAACGGCACCGACGCCCTCGGGCTGATCGCCGCGGTCGGGAGCTTCCTGCTCGGCGGCACCCTCGCTACCTCGGCCGCGGCCCAGGCAACGACTGCCGTCAACCCGACGCCGGTTGCCGGACCCGTTGGCCCTCCGGGACCCGCCGGTCCAGCAGGGCCTCCCGGACCTCCCGCCGCTCCAGCGGCAGCCTGATGCCGGTCTGGGGGTTCATCTTCGCCCTGGCGGCGGCCATCGTGTTCGCCGTGGCGTTCATCCAGTCCAAGAGCCTTGTTGCCCTCGGGCTATGCCTGCTCGCGGTCGGGTTCATCCTGACCTACACGACGACTTCCGGCCTCGTCCACTTCTGACGGTCGCAGACGTGGCGGGCGTGGTGGTGGGAACCGACCCGGTGCAGGACATCATCGCGTTCGGAGTGCTGGTGATTGCCTACCTGGGCTACCGCAACGGGCGGATCGCGAGGCAGAACACCAACAAGCTCGACGACGTGCACGCGCTGGTCAATCAGCAGCTCACGGACTCGGTGGACCGTCGGGACGTGGCCGAGGCCCGGACCAGGGTTCTCGAAGCCGAGAAGGCCGAGTCCGACACCCCTTGACCTAGCGTGACCCGATGGGATACAGTGGGACGCATGATCCGTACTTCAGAGAGCACCAAGTTCCTGACCGCTGCCCTGGTTGAGTTCCACAAGTCCGAGGTCAGCGTGCCGAAGTCGGCCACCAACCCGTTCTTCAAGAGCAAGTACGCCGACCTGTGGACAATCAAGGCGTCGTGTGACCCAGTGCTCTCGAGCCTCGGTCTGGTGGTGGTCCAGTTCCCCGGCGAGTCCCAGTTCAACGCCGGCCCGACCCTCATTACCCGCCTGTCACACGGGGCGTCGGGCGAGTTCATGGAGGCTGAGACGCCGCTGTTCATGCCCAAGGACACGCCGCAGGATCAAGGCTCTGCGATCACGTACATGCGCCGGTACGCCTACAGCGCGATCCTGGGCATAGTGGCCGACCCCGACGACGACGGCGAACGGGCGATGCAGCGCGATAAGCCGAAGCCCCGCACCCGTTCGTCCCAACCCACGTTCGTCCCGCCCGCCCCGCCCCTCGTCGAGCAGTTGGAAGAGTCGGTGCAGATGGTCCGCTCCGAGCGCGCGCAGGCCCCGAGCACCGACCTGGCCACCTCAAAGCAGCTCGGCTACTTGAAGCGCCTGCTCGACGAGGGCGGCTACGCCCCGAGCGAGTGGACCGATCTCATCGACTCGGTCGCCCCACCGGCCCCCGAGGGCCTCCACAACCTCTCCAAGACCCAGGCGGGGGTCCTGATCGACCACCTGACGACGAAATGACGCTGGCCCACTTCCTCGTCGGCGTCTCGCTCGGTGTCATCCTGGGCGTCGCGCTCCTGCTAGTCGGCGGCATCACCTGGCAACCGTCGGCACCCGCGTGCCCGCACTGTGCGGTCCTCACCCACCCCTACGGGGGATGTAATGAGGCCGTGGTCGGAGGCTGGATATGCCCGTGAACCGTGGCTGGCCCCAGGGGCGCTCGGCGCGTCAACTGGTCCGCAAGAATCGAACAGAGGAGGCAGCCATGGACGAACGGCGGTTCCGTACCGCTCTCGACACCATCACCGAGACGATCGCGGACTACGGCGAGGACACCATCGTCGCCGCCTTCCGGGTCATCCTCGAGCGGTTCGACTACGAGGTGGCCAAGCGCGACCCCGGGCCTTGCTGCCCCTACGCCGAGTACTACGAGACCGAGGGCATCTTGACCCCCATACACGAGTGCCCGAGTCCCGCACCCGATGCCTGGATCGACGACCTCTCCGACACTGGCAAGGCCGTCGTGACCCAACTGCTGGGAGGCAAGCGATGACCGAGATCACGGACTGGGGCGGCGACATGAAGGCTTGCCTCGCGTGGATCAAGGACCACCCGTGCCCCGCCGCGCTCGCGTCCCGTGAGCGAGTGGCCAAGTTCGACGATGAGGGGCGCACCATGGACCGCATGTTCGACCGGACTCAGCCCGAGCAACGGAGTTACGAGGCGTACCAACGGCTCCTCGACGCGGGACACCGAGCATGACGAACGGCGCCCTGTTCGATGCCTACGCGATCACCTTCGGCCTCGCGTGCGCCCTCATCGCCGCAGTCGTCTACCGCGTTGCGCGTCCCAAGCGCCGTCCTTGGTGGCGCGACTCGGGCCGCAGCGACTACATCGACCTGACGAGAAAGTGGCGATGACCGAGGATGAGGGTGGCTTCAGCATCACTGACCCAGGAGCGGGCGGCATCACGCTCCACGACCCGACCGCTGCCAACCTCTTCCTAATCAGCAACGGTGGCGACGATCTGGTGACGTGGGATTTGGTCACAGGCGAGATGACGTTCGGTCAGACATACACACCCGAGGGTGCCGCGAAGGTGTTCTGGGATGCGGTGGCTATGACTCTGAACCAGCGGATCACCTGGGCCGAAGAAGGCAAGTGCTGGATGTGTGGCAAATGACCGAACTTCTCAAGATGAGCGAGAACGATCTGCTCGAGGCGGTCATCGACCTGGCCGAGACCTTCAAGTGGCGCGTCTTCCACGTTCGTCCCGGGCTGGACCGTCACGGTCGCTGGACGACAGCGATGTCAGGCAGCGACGCCGCCGGCTGGCCCGACCTGTGCATGGTGCGCGAGCGGGTCATCTGGGCCGAGCTCAAGTCGGCGGACGGACGCCTTACCCCGGCTCAGCAGGATTGGCTGTTCGCGCTGACCCACGCCAACGCGGAGACCCACGTCTGGAGGCCGTACCAGTGGCGTGACGGCACCATCGAGGAGGTGCTCCGGTGAACAATCCTCCTGAAATGGGCGCTGACCAGGATAAACGTTTTAAATCATCCGATCCCGACCGCGAGGATGCCCAGCGAGCGATGTTGCGCCAACTGGCGACCGAAAACTCCTTGCTGACGGCGGTAGCTGAGGCGGCCAGGGCTGAGGTGCTCGCGCAGGGCTATCGGAGCACCGACATGGCGAAGGCACTCAAGGCGCTGTACGGCGAGTGGTGGTTTGAGGATTACGTGTCAACCGACAAGGAGACCCAATGAGAACCCGCACCATCGCTGCTGTCGCCATGGCCGTCTACGTCGGGGCGATCATTCTGGCGAACTACTTCATCGTCCACGGGCTGCCGTTCGGCCTGAGTACGCCCACATCGTTTGGCACCTACACGGTGCCAGTTGGGTCGGCCTGGTGGCCCCTGCGGGTGTCTACGTGGCCGCGGTGACCTTCCCAGCCCGTGACGTGGTGCAGAGGGCAGGAGGACGGTTGCTGGGCGTGGCGGCGATCCTGATCGCGGCTCTGGTGTCGTGGTGGGTGAGCTCGCCGGCCATCGCTGTGGCGTCGGGTGTCACGTTCCTGATCTCTGAATCGCTCGACTTCGCGGTCTACACGCCACTCCAGCGCCGCTGGTTCGTCCCTGCGGTGATCGCGAGCGGGATCGTGGCCGCGGTCGCTGACAGCCTGATCTTCTTGAAGCTGGCGGGCATCCCGTACTCGGGCAACCTGGCTGGGCTGATCGTCGGCAAGCTGTGGATCGTCACCCTCATCGGTGGCACGGCTGCCTGGGCGCTCCGCAAGCGCCTCCCGGTCAACGAGGGCCTGCTGCCCGCATGAAGTACCTGAGTGGGGCGAGTGGCAACGAGGCGACCGCCAGGATGCTGGCAGCGCACGACATTGGGTTGATGTGTCAGGTGGGCAACAGCCTGCATCGGCGCATCGACTGGTTCCCGTTCTGGGCAGCCGACATTGGCATGAGGTTCAACGCCGACACTGACCGCTATCTGGACTACCTCGACCGCCTGCCGCGCACGGCCTTGTTTGTGGTGAGCCCAGACGCGTATCCCGACCCGGTGGAGTCTCAGCGCCGCGGCTTGGAGTTCGCGCCGATCATCCGCGAGATGGGATTCAAGGTCGCCGTGGTGGCTCAGACAGGAGCCGAGGATCTGCATTGGCCATGGGATGAGCTCGACTGCTTGTTCCTCGGAGGGACCAAAGATGACGACCCTAAGAAGGAATGGAAGATCAGTGCAGCTGCCGAAGGGCTGGCGGCTCGTGCGCGCAACGCAGGGAAGCAGGTCCACATGGGTCGTTGCCAGCCCGGTCGTCTACTGCGGGCGCGTCAGATGGGTTGCACTTCCATGGACGGCACATACATCAAGTATGGGCCGGACATCAACGTTCCAAAGCTGATTCGTGGGCTCAACCGAACCTGGGCGACCCAACCCCTACCCATCTTCGAGCGGTTCGAGAGCCTGCCGAAATGACTTACTTCACTTCGAGTTTCCGCGATGAGTAAGCCCCAACTGCTGGACCTGTTCTGTGGTGCGGGCGGCTGCTCGGTCGGCTACCAGCGCGCCGGATTTGAGGTCGTGGGGGTGGACATCAACCCCCAGCCCCACTACCCCCTGACGTTCTGGCAGGCCGACGCCCTGGACTACCTGAGCCACAACGGCCAGTTCTTTGACGCCATCCACGCGAGCCCACCCTGCAAGGCGTTCACGAAGACCGGGTGGGCCTACAAGTACGACTACCACGCCAATCACGACGACCTGCTGACGCCCTGCCGTGAGCTGCTTGAGGCGACCGGCAAGCCGTGGGTGATCGAGAACGTGCCGGGGTCCCCGATGCGGGCAGACGTGGTGCTCTGTGGCTCCCAGTTCGGCCTAGGCGTCCGTAGGCACCGCTGGTTCGAGTTCTCAGAGCCCCCGTTCCAACTGATGCCCCCATGCGTCCATCCCAAGCACGTCGTGACGCCGCTGGGCAACCCGAACGCCGCCCGCGGCTCTCGTCGAGAGTGGGCCGAGGCGATGGAGATCGACTGGATGACCACGGCCGGCGAGCTGTCCCAGGCCATCCCGCCCGCGTACACCGAATGGATCGGAGCCCGACTGATGGAGCAGGTGATGGCCGATGCCTGACGAGATACTCGAGGAAAAGTATCGACCGTCGAAGAACGACCGTCACCATCCGGCCAAGTATCTGCATCAAGCCCAATGCCTGAGCCGGGACACGAACGGAGCGGTGTGCGACTGCGACCGCCGTCCGAACCCACGCCACCACGAACAAGGGAGCATGTAAATGCAGGTGCGCACGATGGACAACAACGTCGGCTTCAAGACGTTCAACCAAAACAACCCCGACCCGAACGCAACAGCTCTGGTGCAGCTCATCTTGGTCCCCGGCGACGAGGGCAGCATCGAGGTTCCCGCTGGTATGAAGTTGGTGGAGAACTCCAAGACCGACGACGGTGGCACGATCTATGGGTTTGGACCAGCGTAAATGGGTCCCAGTTTCTGTGAGGACGACAAACGCCACTACGAAGTGATCTCACCCGAGATGGTGGCGTACTACTCGATGGAGCCGCCCGAGCCGTTCCGCTGCTGGGGCATCTACCTCGCCCGCAACGCTGCCCAGGCGAAGGTTGAGGCGGTCAAGGACAAGGAGTTCTACGAGTGGGTTCGTGACGCCCGTGGCGACGGTGTGCCGCCGTTCAAGGGCCTGACCGCCAAGCGGACCCTGTGCGAGCACGGTCACTGTTGGGGGTGCGACGAGTGCCCCACCTGTGCCGCCGAGGACTACCAAGAGTGGTTGCAGGAGGTAGCCGCCCATGCCGGATAATCAGAGAAACTCGTCCACGATCATTCTCACGGGCAACCGCAAGACCCATGCCGAGCATCGGCGTCGGTTGCGAAAGACGCTGCGGCGGCAGGGCTACAGCGAGCGTGAGATTGCACGCATCGTCAACTTGCGGAGCCACGAACAACAGCAGGCCCGCAGCCAGAAACTTCCACAGAAAAGGGAGGAACCATGAAGGACGTACGCGGTCCACACGTCCCGCTGACGGTCGTTGCCGCCAAGAAGCCGGGGGCTTGGATCGTGCGGGCCTGGTGCCCCTTCCGCGAGCCGAAGGAGCTGCGCGAGGTGCTGGACACCATCATCGGCACGCTCGACCAGGACGGTATCGAGTGGACGACGTGGAAGTACGACCTCCCGGCCTACCTCGTCTATGGCAGCGGGGAGATCGACGGCTGGGGCTGGCCGGTCGCGGTGGTCAAGTACCCGTGGACCCGTGGCGACTCGTACAAGGGCGAACCGGAAGTCCTGCGGCGCGCGGAGCGCGGGGGCCTCCAAGAGCTGTGGCAGATGGCGGCGCCATGACGGAAACTCCGAATCAAGTAGCGGGTCGGTTCCGCAAGAGGCCCGTCGTGATCGAGGCCCGTCAGTTCGACGGCACCGAGGAAAGCGGCCAGGCGATCTGCGTCTGGGCCAACACGCTCGGCGCTGACGCCGAGTACCACCCGTTCCTCGCTGACCACTTCAAGGGCGACCCGAAGGTCTATGTGGCCCACCCTGACCCGTATCTGCGGATCGTGACGTTGGAAGGCACCATGACCGCCAGCAGGGGCGACTGGGTGATCCGCGGCGTCAAGGGCGAGTTCTACCCGTGCAAGCCCGACATCTTCGAGGAGACGTATGAGCCAGCCGAGTAACCCTCAGCGCCGCTGCATCTGTCCGCACGGTGAGCGGTCGCTCGGGAGGCTCCACGGCGTCAACATGGGCCGCGGCATTCTTCGGCTGTCCACGACCCCAGGCTGCCCTGAGCACGACTCCTGCCACGGCTATACCGCCGAGGTCCGAGCGGCACGGCCAGAGTGGTCGAACCCGTGGTGCCCGATCCACAAGACGAGAAACTGCCCGTGACGGAAACTCCGCAGCAATCACCCCACGTCCACGTCTACAAGCCCAAAGGCGGGTTTGTCTGGTGGGCTGAGTGCGAGTGTGGCGAGAAGCTCAATCGCGGCAACGGGGTCGTTGTCGGATCGCGGCAGAAGCTCGAGCGGGAGCTGGCCAGTGCGTCGGCCGTCTGACCCCTTTCCGCTGGCCCCGCCGTCAGATCTCTGGCGCTTGATCGAGCTTGTGCGTTCCGTCGTCGACGACCAGAACCGCCATCCACGACCCCAAGGACCGCAGCGGAGGCCAGGCAACCCTGAGCCGGGCCGCCGTCAGGTGCAGAGGCGACCGTGAGTGTCGAAACCCCGTCGCTCTTTGACCAGCCGAGCACGCTCCAGACCCGCGGCGAGGCAAAGGTCAGGATCAAGCCCGACCGCAAGCGCTTGCAAAGGGTGGTCTACGACGCCATCCGCGAGCACGGGCCCCTGACCGACGAGCGCATAGCGGAACTGACCGGTCTCGCGGCCAACACGGCCCGACCGAGACGTTTGGAGCTCGAGCGGGCTGGCAAGGTCGAAGCAGCCGGGGCCAGCCGTACACGGAGCGGCAGGCGTGCGGTCGCGTGGCGGGTAGTGCCGGGGGTCTCGTTCTAGGGGCTTAGAGCGAAGCTCAGGCGCTCTGCGCCAGGTCTTCCCAGCCGGCGTCGTCACCGGTAGGCAGGCCGCGGATCGCGAGCCCCTCGCGGACGGTCGAAGGCAGGCACTCACGGAGCGTGAGCTCGTCCTCGACGTAGCGGTTCAGTTCGGTGGACCACACCTGTGTGATCAGGACCATGTCGAAAGCATGACAGAACGCTCGCGGTAGTTACACACAGACGCAACAGCTGTGCGTGGTTGGCTGACGTGTGTCAGTGCCGCTGACAGACCAGCCTGTGTATCGCACTGCGTCAGTCACGCTGACAGTCGTCGTCCGAGCTCGGCCAGGCTGAGCAACAGACCGACAGTCTGTATGCGCTGACCAGGTCGATCGCTTGAGGAGGAGCGATGCTCCCTCGCTCCCTCCGAAGACCATCAGGGGGGCGGGGTATGTAGTCCATCCCATTGCCACCCTACCTGACCAGGACTTTCACCGTCCCTGACAGGCCCATTTGGCCCTTGACAGGTGCTGGGATGAAAGAGTGAAGCGTCATCCACCTCCATTTTCGTAGAATTTTCGGTGGTCGGGGGGCCGTATCCCAGAATTTTCCGAGACCGGTTCTCCGTTACCCCTTCCCCGGTTTTCCACAGGCGGCTTATCAACAGCCGTGGACCATGGTCTCTCCGAGGCGGCGTCTTCTCCGCCCTGTCGCGGGCCCTGAGAGTCGGTGACCACTTGTGTCTGTCTCGCCCCGCGGTGGTGTTGCCCATCTGACGGGGGTGCATACCGATCGCGAGTCGGTCTTCGACGGGTGTCCCTCTGTCGGAGCGGGCCAGGCGAGGCCTGGGGGTCGGTGGCTCAGGCAAGTGCCCGCGGGCGGGGCCGGTCGGCGCTCGAGCCTCGTGAGAATCGGGATCAGCTCGTAGCGCGCCTCCAAGCTTCGACGGCTGAGCGTTCGTTCGCCCGGCTCACTCGGCGTTGGGCGGCGGTAACGGCCTTGGCCCCCGAGCGCACCGACTTCTGAGGCTGGGTCTCAGTCGATCCATCCACGCGAATGATCGTGACAGGTCCCGCCTTCGGAACCAGTGGCTTCGGTCTGCGCCTTCCTGCCATAAAAGTCTCCTACCTACTGAGCCAAGGTGGTTCCACAATGGACCCAAACGGGGTACTCTGTCAACGACCGCCATAAGTCTCCGGCGATCGCCAAGGAGATGGGCCTCGCCAAGAGTCCGTCCAGCTGCCCCCGGGGGTTCCCTCACAGGAAATCCTCCCGGGGGTTCGCTGTTTCTGGGGGTCGGCGTTGTAGCATTCGCTCATGGCCGCCATCGGACAGACCATCTCGGTCACCACGTCTCCGACCCTCATCTTCGAGGTGATCGACGAGCGCACCTACAACACCCTCGTCAGTCCGGCCACCAACATCTTCCCCGCCCACGAGGCGGGCGACGCCTTGCCGATCATGATCTCTCTGCCCAGCGGCTCGACGGTCTACTTCGGGGGCTCCGCGGTCGACACCACCGGGTGCGCCATCTTCGGCCCGACCACGATGGCGTACAACGCGGTCGGCAGCGACTCGCTCTACGCGGTCATCACGGGCAGCGATGTCGGGGTGGGCCTTCTCGTCCTGAGGCAGTAACAGTGCCGTTGCCATCCGCGTCGATCGGGCTGGCCTCGGGCGGCGTCCCCGCGGGCTACGGGGCATCGGGACCGCAGGGTCCCCAGGGCAACCAGGGCACACCGGGTCTCGTCGGCTACCAAGGCGCACAGGGCTTCCAAGGCGAGATCGGGGCGCAGGGCTACTCGGGTCCGAGCGGCCAACCCGGGGCGCAAGGGCCGGCGGGCGTGCTCGAGCTCGGACAGATCGTGGTGAGCGCGCTGCCGACCGAGGACCCGCACCTGATGAATCACCTGTGGAACGACGGCGGTAACCTCATGGTCTCGGCGGGCTGAACATGCCGATCGGTGGCACGACAGGAGGGATGGCCGGCGGCGGAGGGGTCGGCGGGATCGAGGGCGCGCAAGGCGCGCAGGGTTTCCAGGGAGCGAGCGGGGGGGCGCAAGGCGGCCAGGGGGCTCAGGGCGCAGCCGGGTCTCAGGGTGCCCAAGGCGCTCAAGGCGGTGCGGGTGCGCAAGGGTCGCAAGGCTTTCAGGGCGGAACGGGCACCCAGGGAAATCAGGGCGCGCAGGGGGGGGGCGGAAGCCAAGGAGCCCAGGGTGCGCAAGGCACCGGTGGCGGTGGCTGGCCCACCACCAACGGCTCAGGTTCGGGAAACCTGAACGCGCAGACCCTCGTCGGCGACACCGCCGGCTACCAGATCGTCGACCAGGGCACCGGCGGCATCATTCTCCAGACGACCAACGGCGCCAACGCGAACGGCATCCTCCTCCTGGAGGAGTCTGTGACCGGGATGCTGCTGCGAACGACGTTCGACGGCGGCGCGAATGGCCTGACAGTGAGAGACAGCGGGGATGGCGGGGTCACCATCGACTCCAATGTTGCCGGTCCCATCCTCATCAACCAGGCCGGAAGCAGCGGACTGACCATCAAGACATCGGGCAGTGGTGCGACGACCGGCATCGCGATCACCACACAGGCGAGCGATACGACGGGTATCACCTTGACGAACAACAGCTCGGCCGGGTCGATCACTCTCGACGCCGTTGCCGGGCTGATCAAACTGCTCGGCGTACCGACTACCGACCCCGGCGTGAGCGGCGCACTCTTCACGACCGCGGGCATTCTGCACATCTCGCCGTGAGTCTCTGATGCCACTGAACGGGACCACCATCGGCTGGGCGGGTGGCGGTGGTGGGGGTGGGGGGAGCGGCGCGCAGGGTCCGCAAGGCCCGCAGGGAACCCAGGGCGCGACCGGAGTCCAGGGGGCACAGGGTGCGACGGGTACCGGCCTTCAGGGCGCGCAGGGCTTCCAGGGTCCGCAGGGCACTCAGGGATTGCAAGGCACTCAGGGATCGACCGGCACCCAGGGCAACCAGGGCTTTCAGGGGACGGCGGGGTCGACCGGGGCACAGGGCCAGATGGGCGCGCAGGGCAACCAGGGCTTTCAAGGGTCACAGGGCGCGGCGGGGTCGCAGGGGACCCAGGGCAACCAGGGGTTCCAGGGCGCGACCGGTGGGGGCGGAGCGCAAGGCAGTCAAGGCGCGCAGGGTGCGGCGGGTACGGGCAGTCAAGGCGCGCAAGGGTTCCAGGGACTGCAAGGCGCGCAAGGCGCACAGGGACTCCAGGGGACCCAAGGGAGTCAAGGCGCCCAAGGAGGCCAGGGGGCCCAAGGCGCGCAGGCAGCGTCGGGTGGCCTTGCCATCTTCGGCGATGGCAGCGACGGCGCGCAGACCTTCGACGGCACGACCACCATCCTGGGCATCGTTCCCAACCCGAGCAGCGCGAGCAACGGCGTCTACACGTTGGCGCGTGACATCTTATTGGGTTCGTCGACGCTCAACAGCGGCATCTCGATCGTCACCAACGGCTTCCGAATCTTCTGCCAGGGGACGTTCACCAACAACGGCATCATCCAGTGGAACGGCAACAACGCGGTGACGACGACCGCGGGCGCTGCTCTCGCCAACACAAACTCCTCGATCAACAGCGCCGGGGCTGGCGTGAACTCGCCTGGTACGGCGGGTGGTGCCGGCGTCTCTGGCGCCCTCGCTGGCAACGCAGGTGCTAACGGTGCCCACGCGAGCCTCGGCGGAGCCGGCGGAGCCGGAGGAAGTGCCACAGCGGCGGGCGGCGCGGGCGGAACGGTCACGGCGATCACCGCCACGCAGGGCAGCCTGAGGTCGATACCCACCGCTGTTCTGGGGCAGATCATCACTGGCGCTGCTGCTCTCGCGCTCTCGCAGGGCGGCTCGGGTGGCGGCAGCGGTGGCAGTACCTCGGGTGGCACGAGCGGCGGGGGTGGTGGGGGAGGTGGTATCGTCATCATCGTCGCAAGGGCCTTCTCGGGCACAGGAACGATCTCGGCCAATGGCGGCAGCGGAGCGAACGCGAGCGGCACCGCGGCCGGTGGCGGAGGAGGCGGAGGCGGTGGGTACGTCATCGTCATCTCGTCCTCGGTGTCGGCAGGTGCGATCTCAGGGCAGACCATCACCGCGACCGGCGGAGGGCACGGCTCGGGGGTAGGCGCGGGCAACGTCGGCGTGTCGGGCAACAACGGCACGGTGGTCCTGATCCCGAACTGATGACAACGCGAAAGCTAACCTGAGTTATGCCGATCGCAGGAACGACGGGCGGCTTGGCCGGAGGCGGCGGCGGCGGCGGCGGCGGTGGCGCGCAGGGCGCCCAGGGTGCGCAGGGGGCTCAAGGCGGCGCTTCTGGTCAGTTCCCGACCGTCACTCTGTTCAACTCCGACCCCACCTTCCCGGTTTCGGTGCAAGGATCGGCGCCTGTCCTGCCTGTAGCGGACATACCCGCGGATGGGCCGTACTCGTCGGCTACTACACCGCCGCGGGTCGTCTCCGCTAGCGGCACCGTCCTTGCTGCCCCCACCCTTGAGCTGTACGGCCTGCCGGCTACCCCCACCGACAGCTTCGGGGTCCAGGTATCTATCGAGATCAGCAACCAGACGGGCACGAACCGGCTTACATGGAACGGCGAACCCATAGACATCGCGATGGGCCAACCGGCCAATCCAACTGGGTCCATCACCGTCAGCATCGACGACACGACGATGGGGGGTGCCCCGACCATCACCGGAGTCGATCTCAGCGAGACGGCTGGTGCCGTCACGTCGACGGCCGGTGGGATTTACACCGTTTGGGTCACGGTCGAGACCCTATGGGACTGACCAAAACGCCGGTTATGGCTCAGTCGAAGAAGAACAGCTGCACCAAACGGTCGTCGTCGTAGCACTCCGCCGAGTGGATGAGACCGGCGTCCCAGAGCACGAGGCGGTTGTAGAGACCGGCCACGGTCTCGACGGGGTCCCACTTGGAGCGGTCGGTCCACTCACTCGCGCTCTCCACCGTGGCGTCTCTGCGGTTGCCGCGCCGCGACCAGAACGAGGTGCCCGGCCCGCCGCCGGGGTTGAGGTAGACCGCACCGGCGTAGCGCTGGGTGTCGGCGTGGTAGACGAGCGGATCGCTCTTGGTCGTCTTCTGGAAGACCCCGTTGTAGGGCTGGTCGAGCCACCCCTCCACGTTGTGGCAGAGCAAGAGGCAGAAGCGCTCGCGCACGTAGTCGAAGAGGTAGCGCTGCGTGGAGCGCTCGCCTTTGAACCAGTCGGCGTCGGTGTGGTAATCGCAACCCAGCGCCAGGGCGCGGATGGCGTCGGGGTCCTCGTAGAATCCGTCGACGACGACGATGGCGGGCTTGTTGGCGCTGTAGGCGACATTCACGCCTTGCGTGGTGGCGAGCGGTAGCGTCTGGGGCATGGCGTCAACGGTACTTGCGATCTAGTCCGTGCCACAGTCTTTCGCGCTCGAAGAGCTCTTCGCCGGCCTGATCGAGGCGTTCGGCGGCTCTCCCCCACCATCGGGCGGCCTGGGCGAGCTCTACGACGCCCTCATCGCGGCGGTGCAGTCCTCGGGCGGGGGCACCCAAGGCCATCAGGGCGCGCAAGGCTCACAAGGCAGCGTCGGCACGCAAGGGAGCCAGGGCGCGCAGGGCGCTGGCGGCGGTGCCCAAGGAAGCCAAGGCGCGCAAGGGTCGACGGGCGCTCAAGGTGCGCAGGGGCTTCAGGGCACCCAGGGCGTCCAAGGGTCGGGCGGCACGGGCCCGCAGGGAGCGACCGGCACGACCGGCACGCAGGGAAACCAGGGAGCTATCGGCGCGCAAGGCTCACAAGGCTTTCAGGGGACACAGGGCAGCGCGGGCTCGCAGGGCAATCAAGGTGCTCAGGGCACGACGGGCAGCGGGTCACAAGGAAGCCAGGGTTCGCAAGGGTTCCAGGGCACCAGCGGCGGCGCGCAAGGTTCACAGGGCACACAGGGGCTCCAAGGCGCGCAGGGCAGCCAGGGATCACAAGGTGGGGCCGGTGCCCAGGGCAGTCAGGGGACCCAGGGCAACCAGGGGTTCCAGGGCGCGACGAGCGGCATCAGCGTGGTGTCGACCGCCTTCACCTCCAACGCCTACACGCTCGTCCTCGGCGACGCCAACACGGCCCAGCAGGCGAGCAACGGAGCGACCGCGGCCACGGTGACGGTGCCGACTAACGCTTCGGTTGCCTTCCCGACCGGCACGACCGTCACGTTCACGCAGACCGGGACGGGGCAGATCAAGCTCGCCGCGGCGGGCGGGGTGACCGTCGAGTCCTCGGTGGCCGGCGGGTTCGTCTCGGGCACGACGGGGTGCCGGGCCGAGTTCTCGACCATCGCCCTGCTCAAGACCGCCACGAACACCTGGGTTCTCTCGGGGGACGCGGCGTGACGCTGGCGGCGTGGGCCAATGCGCTCGCGCCGACCGCACAACCGGTCCTCGGCCTCTACACCGACGCCAACAGCACCACTGGCATCGACACGCTCGCCTCCACCCTCGGTGTCAAGGTGCGCGGCTACTCGTTCTACGTGGCAGGCGGCACCTGGTCGTCGATCTCTAACCCGTGGAGCGGCACGGCGACGGGCCAGCCACCGACTCTGGGGGCGGGCCAGATCGTGCTGCTGAGCGTCCCACTCACCCCCAACAACACCGGACTCTCCTCGGTGCCCTCCAACCTCTCCACCTTCCGCACGCTGGCAACCAACCTGGTCGGGACACCCACCATCGTGCGCCTCGGCTGGGAGTTCGACGGCAACTGGTTCCCGTGGGGCAACGGTGTCGGGACCAACACGGCCGCGCAGTACGTGACCGCCTGGCAGGACGTGATACCCGCCATGCGGGCCAACAACGCCGAACTGACCTTCGACTGGTCGGCCAACATCGGCACGTCGAACCTGACCCAGCTCGAGACCTTCTACCCGGGCGACTTCTACGTGGACTACATCGGCGGCGACTACTACGACAACAACGGCTCAGGTGGGAACACCGCGTCGAACTACGGCCCGGTCGTCAACCTCGCCAACGCCCGCGGCAAGCCTCTGTCGACAGGCGAGTGGGGGCTGAACGGTACCGACGACCCGACCTTCATCAACAACATGGCGCAGCTGTTCCTGCGACCGCAGGCCGCCGCGGCGCGCTACGGCTGGCCGGCCTACAGCGTGGCCTACCAGTCCTACTTCTCCTTCGACGGGTCGAATATCAACAGCGACATCACCCAGTTCCCCAACGCCAAGGCCGCATACACCGCTGATTTCGGGTGAGCGACCTACACTTGGCCATGCCCCGTATCAGCGTCTATACCCCGTCACACAACCCGCACTGGCTCGGTCAGTGCTGGGACTCTTTGGAGAAGCAGACCTACGAGGAGTTCGAGTGGGTCGTCCTGCTCAACAACGGCGCGCTGTGGACGCCGCCCAAGGACCCGCGCGTCAAGCTCTTCTGGTCCGACTCCTTGGGGGTCGGGGCGCTCAAGCGTGACGCCGTCGAGAAATGCAGCGGTGAGATCCTCGTCGAGCTCGACCACGACGACCTCCTGCGTGCCGACGCGCTGGGCCTGATCGCCGACGCGTTCGACGCCCACCCCGACGCCAGCTTGGTCTACTCGGACTTCACGCAGATCGAAGACGATGGGTCGCCCAATCTCGACCGGTTCGCCGAGGGCCACGGGTGGACCTACCGCATGGAGGGCGAGTACCAGGTCATCGAGGCCAAGCCCCCGACCCCGCACAACGTCTCCTACGTCTGGTACGCACCGAACCACGTACGCGCCATCTCGGCGGCGTGCTACGAGAAGGCGGGCGGGTACAACCCCGATCTCACGGTCTGCGACGACATCGACCTGATCTGCCGCCTCTACCAGGTCGGTGGGTTCGTCCACATCGCAGAGTCCCTTTACTCCCAGCGGATGCACCCGGCCAACACTCAGCGCGAGCCGGCGACCAACGCCCTGATCCAGCGCGAGACCGTGAGGATCTACGACGAGAACGTCCAACCCAACGCCCTGGCCTGGGCGCAGCGCGAGGGGTGGGCCTGCTACGACCTCGGTGGCGCGCACAACTCGCCGGAGGGCTACGAGCCGATCGACCAGGCGCTCGGCCACGGCGACATCCTCGACTGGCTGGCTCGCCAGCCCGACGACTCGGTCGGGGTGTTCCGCGCCGTCGACTTCCTCGAGCACGTCGCCGACAAGGTGACGCTGGTGAACGAGCTGTACCGGGTCCTCACCTACGGCGGGATGCTGCTCAGCCTCACCCCCTCGACCGATGGCCGCGGGGCCTTCTGCGACCCGACGCACGTCTCGTTCTGGAACCAACTGAGCTTTCGTTACTACTGTGACCCCGAGTTCGCCAAGTACGTGCCCGCCATCACGGCAAGGTTCCGCCAGTCCCGCCTCGAGACGTACTACCCGACCCAGTATCACCAGGACAACCTGCTGAGCTATGTCCTCTTCAACGGGGCCAAGGAGGGCTAGGCTCCGCTCATGGCCCAGGCATCCCTCGGACTCGCTGAAGTCCTCGGTGGACTCGTCGTCGCCTTCGGCGGCACGGTCACCGACGACAGCCTGGGCGGCCTCTACGAGGCCATGATCGCCGCGGTCAACGCGTACACTGTCGGCCACCAGGGGACCCAGGGCGCGCAGGGCGCGGTCGGTGCCCAAGGCGGCGGCCTGCAAGGTGCCCAAGGAAGCCAAGGTGCGGCCGGTGGCGCCGGCGCGCAGGGCTCGGGCGGAGCGCAAGGCGCGCAGGGCTTCCAGGGCGCTCAAGGACCCCAGGGCTTCCCGGCGTGATCCGCACTACTCCAGAAGGGCAGGTCTAGTCTTTCGCCATGCCACAGTCGCTCGGTCTCGGAGAAGTCCTCGCCGGTCTGGTCACCGCGTTCGGCGGCTCGGCCCCATCCTCACTCGGCCTGGGCGAGGTCTACGAGGACCTCATCCTCGCCGTCACCGCGTACACGACCACCGGCTCCGCTGGTCCCCAGGGCCACCAGGGTTCGCAGGGTTCGCAAGGGGCCCAAGGCGCGCAGGGCGCGGGTGGGGCACAAGGCGCCCAAGGGACCCAAGGAGCCGCGGGCGCGCAAGGAGCCGCGGGGACACAAGGAGCGCAAGGCGCACAGGGGGCGCAAGGAGCGCAGGGCTGAGTGGCCATCCACATCAAATCGTCCACGCGGGGGAAATACAAGGCCCGGGCCAAGTCCCACGGTCGCTCGGTGTCGGCCCAGGCGACGGCGGACCTCAACAACCCCAACGTCTCGTCGTCGATCAAGAAGCGCGCCAACTTCGCCCGCAACGCCCGCAAGTGGAACCACGGCGGTCGCAGGACCAAGCGGTCATCCACTCGGCGCTGAGCAGGGCGTAGCATCGTGGCCGAACGAAAGGACCCCCGAGATGACCGATCCGACTGCTGGTGCGAGTACCGACCCCGCAGCTCCGTCCGAATCCGTGACGGACGCCCCTGCCCCCGACACAACCCCGGACCCCTCCACAACGACTGAGACCCCGCCCGCGGACCCTACGTCGGCCTCCGAACCCTCCCCAAGTGGTTCAGAGGCCACCTCGGAAATTGCTGGTGTGACCCCGACCGACGTGACACCTTCCGAGTCGACTGCCCCGTCCACGGAATCCCCATCTCCGTCCGGCGATCCGTCCGCTCCCGTAAGCGTGCCCGATTCCGTGGTGCAGCGGGTCGTAGCGGGCATTGACCCGACGGTCGAGCAGGGCAACCGCGTCGTCGTCACCGACCCCGTCACGCGTACCAACCCGCTCGAGCCGATCATCACCAGGATCGAGGACCACTTCGGCAACTCGGCCCACATCGTCGCGGACCTGCGCGCGCTGGCCGACGAGCTTGAGACCCTTCTCAACAGCCTCAAAGCCGGCTTGTGATCATCGCGCTCATCACCTGCCTCGGGGTGCTGAGCGTCACTGCCCTAGCGGGGATCGGATGGTGCGTGTGGCTGGTGACGAACAAGACGGAGTCGATGGCCCGCGATTTCGCAACGGCGATCACCCAGATGAAGCTGGCCTCGGACAACCTGGCGACGACCTTGGTGCTTGGCTACAGGGACTCTCGGGGAACGAGCGAGCCACCATCGACCGAGTCGAACGAGAACGAGACCGAGAACGTGGACGTGAACAACTGGGACGAT